CTTAACAATGTCATTCATAAGAGAGAAAATTTGGATATCAAGAAGATCCTCGATGATTGATCTCCGATCTCCTGCACCTAGTCTCATAAATGGAATAAACGAACCTGATCCTAAAACAACTATCTGCCGAAATGCTTTTTCATTCATTCGTAGAATATATCGTTCCAGGAAATCCTGACTATCTCTAGCCGAAGCCATCTGATCGTTCATTTCTCCATCAACATATATTTCAAATTTTGCTGGGCGAAGACCACGTTTAATCAGATATTCCTTTCCGCTAGTTTCAAATTCAAGTTCAACCATACAATTTTTTTGATTGATGGAGTTCACAAGCTGGTCAAGTTTGACTTTACGGAAAGGTTTACCGAAGAGTCCAAAAGATATAGCATCCATAAATGTAGATTTACCAGAACCATTGGTTCCTATAATTAGGGAAGTACGTGTATCGTCTATGCGAATTTCTGATACTTTGTTACCAGTGGACAGAAAGTTCTTATAACGAACCGTTTTAAATTTTATCATTTAATCAGACTTTTCTTTAGTTTTCTCTAGAATGAGTCTGGCAGTTTTTGTGAGGGAAGAATCTTCCAGTTCTGGTAAATCAACATCTTCTTCAGAATTTGGATTTGGATTCTCGAATGGCTTAGTTTTAGGTAGGTTGAGTTTTTCTTTAGTCATAATATCTCCTATATTGATAATGCTTCCACATATACTTCGTGGAGTATCTTTTTCACTTGTTTAGTATTATCTATACTCAAATTATCCACGTATTTTTCCAACGTGGTGATGGTATCCTCAGACTCAAATTCTATCTGACTGGATGATAACATACCGTAATCTTCGATGATATTAATTGATTCACACCATTTTTCCAATTCTTCAACAGTATTAGTAAATAGTTCAATATCTTCTTTCTTATCTACGATGAGTTTGACAATCTGATCGACATATGGGTCGACATCGATAGGCTTATCCTCATAGATTATTTTGCTGTGCATCTTATACGGATTAGGTACAAAATCACATTCAAGAGTTTCGGTATCAAAAATATGAAAACCTCTTTGATCATTATAATCACTCCACGTTATCTCATATGTATTGCCGAGATAATAAACGTGACCATTATTAGACTTCGTATGGAAATGACCAGAGTATACTGTATGATATCTATCAAGGAAGTCGGGAGACCTTGAATGATAAACAGATTTAACTCCTTTCATCATTTCAAATCCATACAAATCAAAATGACCGAAAGCTACTTTATTTTTAGACTTCTTGATGAAGTCGAGAATTTCGACCTCATTTTCTTCTGCAATCCAAGGAATCAAATCTACCTTATATCCGTCAGGCAATTCTAATTCTGAAGGTTCACTATAGCCGATTACTGGATTATCATTATTAGAAATGTCGTCTATGTCAAATAACTGTTCTACAGAATTAAGTCTAGCGTGATTTTTAAAATAGGTATCGTGATTGCCGACAATCGTATGCATTGTAATTTTCTCTTCAACCATTACGCCGATAAACTCTTTTCGCATTCGATTGAGGGTATCATAATTAACATACTTCCGCCTATCCATCAAATCACCAGAATGAATAATGGTATCAATTTTATGTTTCTTCAAATACGGAAAAAAGATGTTCGTCCAGAATTTGTAGAAATAATCGGAAAATGCTTGACTGTCAGACCTTGCACCAAAGTGTGTGTCTGTTATAATGGCTACTTTCATAACATAAATAACTCAAGATTGTTTTCAAGACCGGCTTGTTCTTTTTTCGTTTTGACTGATCTTTCGGCTTTCTTCAGTTCTCGTTTCTGTTTCTTCTCTTTCTCTTTTCGTTCCATATCATCTATAAATTCTTTGATGTGAAGATGAAAATCAGCAGAGCCCTTTTCATTAAGAAAATCATTGGAAAGTTTTTCGTGTGATTCGGCATCATTTATAGCCTCTAATTCTGCCTTTTTATCGGTAAATACTTTATACTTGATATATTGCTGTTTCTTTTCCTTCTGAATTCTTCGTAAAAAAGCGTAGTAAATTATTTGTGTAAAATAAGCAAAAGGATTTGTACTCTTTTCTGGATTAAAGTTGTGCATATATGCCAGACAATTTTCTAGACCATCTGATATCATATCATCTTTATATGTGTAGTTAATAAAATTAGGTCTATAGGAGAGTCTTTGTGCTATCTGTAGGAAACACATAGCAATATAGTCAGTAACATAAGGTTTGGATTTACCTTCTTCCTTACATTTCACAATATCTGCCTGATATTCTATGAGACATCTCAAGAATTCCTTATTATTGATATAATGGGATGTATTTTCTGGGTCTACTGGTTCTTTAGTATTTGCGTGTCTAGCCATAATGTAATTTTTAATAAAAGGTAGTAACTAATAGAGTATAATAATGATTATATGGCATCATTATACACCTTCAAGTTCAATAAGTCAAGTCTTTTATTAATTTATATAACTGGAAATGGCGAAGCCCTCGAGGCCGAAGGCCGAGAGTCAAAGATACAGGTAGGAATATTATATCCTATTTCTCGCTTTGCTCGAAATAGGATTGTTCAAGGGCTTCGCCCTTTCACAATATCCATTATTTAGGTACTTTATATTCTTCTATTAGTTACAACCTTTTTAGTTGGTAAGAAGATACAACCTAGCTTATAGAGACAGGTTACGGTTATCCTGTTGGCCTCGCTTGTGTATATTCACAAGTCTCTAGTGGACAATACCATTATATGGTGAGTCCCGACCCGATTTTTACGTATATTTAGTGCTTGTACGGCACATCAATACACAGACCTCAACTCCGTTTGTCGAGTATTATAGTCTGCTCACTTCACCAAAGGGCTAATTACCTGTGTTCTGATACAGGTGGAATCCGTGACTTGGTCCACGGTAACCATTTGTACAAATAATATTCATTATTATAACGTAAAATGTATACGTTGTCAAGTTAAAAAGTCTTCGGTAATATAATGGAACTGTGCATTTGAGTATGCTGTTCCGCAATGTCCGTACGACATTCAGTAATGAAAAGGACATCTTCCAGAGATATAGGTATATTATTATCTTTGGCTGTCACCAAATATGGAACCATAGCCAGCTGACTTTTTCCTTGCTCTGTCATTACAGTTTGTAAAACACAAGGATTTTCGATGTCTATTATTCCTTCTTCTTCTCCTATAACATCACATATCAGTTCGGTTCCGGTATGTTTGAGATGAACAGTAGCCTTATATCTCTTAAATTCTTCTTCCATTTCCTTTTTCTTTCTTTCGTTTTTAAAAGTCATAACTTAATACTTCTTAATTTATAGTCGAATTTTTCGCTATTATAAATTTTTACCCGTTCAAAAAAGTGTCGGAGAGAATAATTCTTATGTTTCTTCCAACACAAATCATCGCTTATATCGAAGAGTGTGGCCCGTTCTTTATCATCATACTTTCTAAGGACACGGCCAACGGACTGAAGATTCCTGATACGAGACTTGACAGGATGACCAAAAATAATATTATGCAGATTCCGAATATTAATACCGGTAGAAAAAGTGCCATAACTAGCAACAATGATAGCATTTTTAGATTTTTCAGTAATTGCACGTATCTCCTCTCTTACTTCTGTTTTAATTTCTCCAGAAACAAAAAATATCGATCTCTCTGGATTTTTCTCTGTTAAATATTTAAATAATTTCTTACCGTGTTTTTCTACGTACTGGAAGAGAATAAGTGTATTTGACTCTCTTGTTAATGCTAAATCGCAAATAAATTTGTTTCTTTTCTCACATTTTACAATCCAATCAATCTCATCAGCATATAACATTCCTTTCGCAAATTTCTTTTCTTCATCTGTGTATCCCAAGGTAATTGCTTCAATTTGTAATTTCGCAATCAGATCGGCATCCATTAATGCTTTGCTTGTCGTAACATTATGAACAGGACCGAATAGGCCCTCCAGTACCAGCTTGTGAGTTTGTGTTCCGTCTAGTGTTCCAGTAAAACCAAATTTATACTCACATTTCGTCATTTTAGTCAGAATGGAAGTAAGAGATTTAGCTTTAAAATTATGTGCTTCGTCTCCTATTACAGCACCGAATTGATTGAACCAATCTTTCTTTAATTTATATATAGACTGCCACGTAGTAATTACAACAGGACAATCAGTATCTTTGTCTTTTCCAGCGTATATCCTGTGAGTCAGTACAGAGTCATAGCAGAAAGATGATCCATTACTATAGTCTTCAAAGTCTTTATATAATTGTTCAACCAGCGACGTGGTCGGCACGATTATCAATATCTTTCCGCCTGGTGTGGGTTGTTTCCAAGGCAATTTAGATTCGTGTTTTCCTAAGATAACTCTTTCAAGCAACCAATTTATCAACGCATATATCATCAAGGATTTACCAGATGATGTAGGTGATATCATCAAAGCCCTTTTATAATTGATACCGTGATGTACAGTATCTATCTGATAATCGTATGGCGTAATACTTTTACCACTAACAAAAGGATCTAAATCATTAAAATATTTTTTTGTTTCTTCAATCGTGGTAGTATATTCCCACGGAAGAGATTGTATTGTTAAGTTTTTACGTTCTGCGAATTCTATTACATACTGTAATAATCCGACATAAAGTTCACCACCAAACGCATTAAATAGTCTTATTTTCCCATCCCACGCTCGATTGCGATACGCCGGCATAAACTTATAACCAGGTACCCGAAACGTGAAAAAATCTGACAAATCGTGGGCAATTCCGGCCTCACATTCAATATTCAGATATACATCATCTTTTTTGTGTATAATAATATCTGTCAATATCCACCCTGGGTGAATTTTAGAAAGTCTATGGCGTTTTTTATTACAAATCCACGCCTTTCAAACATTTTACAAATTTCTTCAAGATATTTAACCATCTCTTCTTGTAGAGTCACCTTTGCTTCTGCTTCCACCACGAGTGGATCTACACGTACATAGTCTTTGACCTCTCGATCTTTAAGAACATAATCAAAGGGATCTGGATCTGAACCATTATAATAGTTAGTTCTACCCAAAGATACCTTATAAAGTTCATTCCGCAATTTCTTCAACTTCAACCGTTCACGTAATAGCATCTTTAGATACTTATTATGCTTAGTTGGGGTTAAAAGGGATTCTTTGGCGAGGATTGTTTCGTCTATGTATAAGTCTTTTT